TGAGATCACTGGCGAAGCCAATACGTTTAATTACGATGACAGGCACACTATTCTGGAAATGCTCGTTGATCTTGATTTGCCAGGATTTGAGGACACCAATGAATCGGGGGAAGAAACAGGTATAGCCTTACCTTATGTTGCAACCGTTGATTATCCTAGCGGAAATATTCTTAGCATCCGCAGAAACTGGTATGAAGACGATGAAGCTAAAATGAGGCGAATGCACTTTGTCCATTATCAGTACCTGCCAGGTATTGGCTTTTATGGGTTCGGTCTGATTCATATGGTAGGAGGATTGGCAAAATCAGCCACTTCTATTCTCAGGCAGTTGGTAGATGCAGGAACGCTTTCTAATTTACCAGGCGGCTTAAAGGCAAGAGGCTTGAGAATTAAAGGCGATGACACACCGATTATGCCTGGTGAGTTCAGGGATGTGGACGTACCAGGTGGTGCTATCAGGGACAACATTACCTTTTTACCTTACAAAGAACCTTCAGGAACCCTGTACCAGCTATTGCAGAATATCGTAGAAGAAGGCAGGCGTTTTGCTAGCATTTCGGATATGAAGGTATCTGATATGAACAATCAGGCTCCTGTTGGAACTACACTTGCTTTACTGGAAAGAAATCAAAAGGTTATGAGCGCAGTGCAAGCAAGGCTTCATGCGTCTATGCGTAAAGAGTTCGATATACTTGTTAATATTATTAAAGACTTTACCGAGCCTTCCTATCCTTACGAAATGGATGAGAATGAGTTTATAAAGTTAGAAGATTTTGATGAAAGAGTAGATGTTTTGCCTGTTTCTGATCCGAATGCAGCAACAATGGCACAAAGGATTATGCAGTATCAGGCTGCTATGCAATTAGCACAAGCTTCGCCTCAAATGTACAACCTACCAGAATTGCACAGACAAATGCTGGAAGTGCTTGGCATACGAAACGTAGAAGATATTGTGCCTGATAAAGATGATATTAAGCCAGTTGACCCTGTAACAGCAGTACAGAACTTAATTAATGGCAAGCCAGTTAAGGCATTTCCTTATCAGGATCACGAATCACATATTGCAACGATTGTTTCTGCACAAGAGAATCCAGAGATTATGCAGTTAGTGCAAGCGGCTCCAACAGCCCAGGCTATTATGGCTTCCGCATCAGCTTATATTAATGAGCATCTAACGATGCAGTATAGGGAGCAGATTGAAAGAGAAATGGGCGTAGAGCTTCCTCCAGAAGGAGAGCCGTTGCCTGCTGATGTTGAAAAACGACTTTCTTCCTTGGTTGCTGAAGCAGCGAAAAGAGTTTCTGCCACTTCTCAGGCACAAGCAGAACAGAAGAGAATACAAGAACAGCAGAAAGACCCTCTGATAATAATGAAAGAAAGAGAAGTAGCCATTAAGGAAGCAGAGGTTCAGAGAAAAGCTCAGGAAGGTCAGGCTAAAATACAGCTTGATGCCCAGAAAGCGGCAAGCAGGGACGCGATAGAAAAAGAACGAATTGCCTCACAATCTGAAATTGCCGGAGCAAATATAGGACAGCGTATTGCTAGCGATTTGCTAGACGCTCAACAGCTTAAAGACAAGCAGGCCAGAGAGGACTACCAAAAAGGAGTTGACATCGGCATAGAAATTGCTAAAGATAGCAATACGAATGATTAGTAATATCAAAGAGCAAGCAAACAAGATGGAGAGATTGTCTCTGTCTGAGTTTTTAAAGGGCAGGTTCCGAGATATTATGAATCAACATGCCGATCATCTTGCGACAGGCGCTTGTAAAGATTACGCCGATTACCAAAAGATGGCTGGAATTATTGAGGGATTAGCCCTCGCAGAAAGAGAATTGCTGGATTGGGTTGAAAAACACATTCAGGAAGAATAGGGACTCGACTCCTAAAGGTCGTGCAAAAGTATGAGTAAAGAAGCTTTAAAAGAAATACCAGAGCCAGAAAGTGTAAAAGAGCCGATGGTTAGCGAGGAAGTCAAAAGCCAGCTTCCTGACCCTAAAGGCTGGCATATATTAGTTGTTATGCCTACGGCTGATAAGAAAACAAAAGGCGGGATTCTTAAAGCAGAATCTACTGTCAGAGAAGAGGAAATATCTAATATATGCGGATATGTTCTGAAACTGGGAGCAGAATGCTATAAAGACCCCAAAAGATTCCCATCTGGCCCCTGGTGTGAAAAGGGCGATTGGGTTCTTTTTCGTGCTTACTCAGGCACTCGAATAAAAATGTATGGACAAGAGTTCCGGTTAATTAATGACGATACCGTTGAGGCGGTAGTCGCTGATCCTACAGGAGTGGTGAGAGCATGAGTGATCCAGAAATTATTAATGAAGAGCCTGTTATTAATGAACCTCAAACCAGCGAGGATAAATTTTTTGGCGTAACCTCAGAAGTTAATACCGATACTCCTGACGAGATACAGGTAGAAATTATAGATGACACTCCAGAAGAAGACAGGCGGCCTCAGAAGGCTAAAGACTCTGGCTCAAAGGTTAATAATGATGATGTAGACGCTGAAATATCCGATTACAGCCAAAGGGCTGCTGATCGAATTAATCAGATAAAGTATGAGTTTCACGAGGAACGGCGAGCTAAAGAGCAAGCCGAAAGAATTAATACAGAAGCCGCAACGAGATTAAATGCTGTTTTGCAAGAAAATCAACGCTTGCAGGAAATGGTAAGCAAAGGTGGTGAAGTCTTAAATCAAAGCGCCCACAATAATGCGTTATGGGCGAAGCAAAGCGCAACAGAAGCGTATAAAAAGGCTTATGATGAAGGCGATGCTGATGCAATGGCAAAGGCTCAGGAGCTTCTAGCTAAGGCAACGCTTGCAGAACAACAGGCTGGAGGAACTGCACAACAGGTTCAGGCTCAAATAGCTCAAAACTTGCAACAACAGTTAGCACAACAGCCACAACAGCCACAACAGCCACAAGTTCCACAGCCACAAGAACAAAGAAAGCTAGACCCTGATATGGAAAAATGGGCCAGCAAAAATCCTTGGTTTATGAATACGTCTAATGCTAAGCATAACAACATGACAAGTTACGCAATGTATGTTGATACACTTCTTACGTCACAAGGAATTGATCCGGCAACTAATTCTGAACAATATTATTTGGAAGTTGATAAAGCAATGCAAAGACAATTTCCAGACTTTTTCGGTGTGCAAGCAGAAAGCGACTCAGGAATGAGCGGTAATGCAGAATCACCAAAACGACAACCACAAACGGTTGTTGCATCCGCAACGAGGGATAGCGGTAACAAAAAACCCACGCAAATACGTCTGACAAAAACCCAGGTAGATTTCGCTCGACAACTGGGGATATCGCCAGAAAAGTATGCCACACAAGTATTGAGGGAGTCTTAAATGGACGATCAAGAAAACACAAACGATTCAGTGAAAGAAAGTTCTTCCAATGAAACCTCAGAGCAAGAGCGTAGCCCAAGGGCTTTAGATAGCAGAGATGCTTCCCAACGAATAGAAAGTTGGGACAACCCCACTAACTTGCCTGCCCCTAACCCAAGACCAGGATGGGATCATAGATATGTTATGACTCGTGTTCTTGGGGATACTCAGATAGGAAATACTAACGTTAACAAAAGATTTAGAGAAGGATGGAGTCCTTGTAAGCTTGAGGAATATCCCGAATTTAATGATTTGTTACTGGACTATAATTCCGACTGGGTAAAAAAAGGGCATATTGAGATTGGTGGACAAGTGTTATGTAAGATGCCAGCAGAGCTTGCGGAAGCAAGAAAAGAGCGATTGAGAGATCACGCACAAACTCAAATGGAATCAGTTGATAACATTTATCTGAAAGACAATGATCCTCGTATGCCTAAACAGGTTTTTGAAAGGAAATCGAGGACAACATTTGGGAAAGACTCATAACGAGTTATTTTAATCAATTAGTCGGTTAATTCCGACAGGAGACTATTATGGCAGCAAGTGCAACTCCTCACGGAGCAGTGCCTGTTGGTTCATTAGTGTCTGCTGCATACAATGCTAAGGTTACGCACTACAAAATCAAAAACGCTTATGGAACATCTATTTTCTATGGCGATTTTGTAAAGTGGGGCGATGATAACCCTAATACAACTATTCAAAAGGATACTGGCACAACTGCTTGTACCCCAATAGGTGTATTTCTTGGATGCGCTTACACTGACCCA